AACCAACCCAAGAAATATTAGGTGGATTGCGTTTTATTTAAAAGATATTATAAAGTTAAGAGAAAGTGGTAGCGTTCCAAATAAGTTTGGATATTATCTAGCCGAATGAGTGTAAGCATTAGAAGAATATGCGCAGGGCCAGGTGAACCATCTAAAACTTTAATATGGTTTTCAAAAGATTTATACTATGAATGGCCAACAAGCGATTATGAACATGCTGAAATACAAAAAATATTCTTACAAGATAAACCAAGAGAAGGTATAATTAACGACTTTAATAATCATTTCAAGGCTTTGTTTGATAACAATAAATAAAATTATGAGCACAAAAATTTATTCATCGGTTGATAATAAAAAAATACCTTTTGAAGAAAAATTAGATAATCTATTCAATCAAAAAGAAAATGGTGTATATGTTGAATTGGGTGCCAATAATGGTTTATTACAAAGTACCACTGCATTTTTAGAAAAAGAAAGAAATTGGTCTGGTGTTTTAGTAGAACCTTCTAAGTATAATTTTTTACAATGTAAAGAAAATAGACCTGGCTCTAAAGTTTATAATTATGCTTGTGTTTCTAGCGAGTTTAAAGACAAATATGTTTATGGCGATTGGGAAACAAAAAGTGCAAATGGTTTAATGTCTAGTGTAAATGGTAAAAGAAGACAATCTAATGATTTGACTAAAGTTGAAGCAGCTACTTTAGAATCTATTTTAGATAATGCTAAACTTACTGATATAGATTTGTTAACATTAGACACAGAGGGATATGAGTTAGAAGTTTTAAAAGGTCTTAATTTAGAAAAGTATAAACCATCATATATGTTAATTGAAGTATATAAAGATGACCATCCAAAGGTTGTATCATATTTGTCTCAATATAATTATACTTTAATTTCTAATTTTAGTGGTTATAATAAAAAAGATAATCCACAATGGGACGGAACGCATCAAGATATATTATTTAAAAAGAATAAATAACTATATGAGTGAGTGGAAAATGATGAATAAAGTTTTTGATAATGCGCCTGAAGATTGTATTGGCTTTGTTTATGAAATTACAGATACTGAAACTGGCATGAAATATATCGGTAAGAAAAAGTTTTGGTCAAAAGTTACAAGGCCACCTTTAAAAGGTAGAAAAAATAAAAGACGCTCAATCAAAGAATCAGATTGGAAATCGTATTACGGTTCATCTGAAGTCGTCAAACAACTGGTGGAAAATACAGGTGAATGGCGTTTTGAAAGAAAAATCCTTAGATTATGTAAGTCAGCTGGTGAAATGTCTTACTATGAAATAAAAGAACAAATTGAAAATGATGTCTTATTGAAACCAAACGAATATCACAATGCATTTGTTGGTGGAAAAGTTCACCGAAGACATCTTAACCACTTAATTAAAAAATAATATGGGATTCGCACCTCAAAGAGTTATAGATTTTGTTAACACCCGCTTCGTTCTTGTTGAGAACTTAGCAGACCCTAATAAGAAAATGTCTATAAAACCAATTAGTCTACAACAAGTAAAACAACTACATGAAAAAGATTATATAGAATTAACAATAAATGCTCAAAATGAGTTAGATGATATTGAGAACGAAAAAGATTATGAATGTATTAGAAATTAATAATTATGTACCCGAACAGGTATGTAAACAAATGTGTGAAATATTTGATG